ATCATCCCAGTGCGATTGCGTAGATTATTGCAGCATTAGCTGCGGTAGCTGCACTCGCTGCGGCAGCAGTAGCAGAGTTGGCTGCATTAGTCTCACTAGTTGCTGCATTAGTCTCACTCGTAGCAGCGTTAGTCTCAGATGTTGCAGCATTCGATTCTGACGTAGCAGCAGCACTTGCACTAGCTGCAGCGTTACTTTCACTAGTAGCCGCATTAGTCTCGCTAGTAGATGCAGCGCTTGCCGAAGCAGAAGCATTGCTCTCAGACGTAGAAGCGTTGCTAGCACTTGTAGCTGCAGCAGTTGCTGAGTTACCTGCGTTAGTCTCGCTTGTAGCTGCGGCACTAGCTGAAGCTGCAGCAGCCGTAGCAGAATCTCCAGCATTAGTCTCACTCGTAGATGCGTTACTTTCACTAGTAGCAGCATTAGTCTCGCTAGTGGCTGCATTAGTCTCGGATGTAGCAGCATTGTTTTCACTTACAAGAGCAGCAGCAGCACTAGCAGCAGCTTCAGAAGCACTAGTAGCAGCAGCAGTAGCACTACCAAGAATGCCATCTACGTAAGTCTTGTTTGTAGCATCCGTACCATTAGTAGGTGCAGCAAGTCCAGTAACTTTGTTTGAACCCATAGCAATGTTACCAGACATTGTACCGCCTGTCAAGGGCAGTTTGGTAGCAATGCTGTTAGTAACTGTAGTGCTGAAGTCTGCATCGTCGCCTAATGCTGCAGCAAGTTCATTAAGCGTATCAAGTGCTGCAGGGGCAGCATCAATCACGTCAGCAATAGACGTGTCTACATAGCCTTTAGTAGCTGCATCACTTGCATTAGTTGGAGTGCTAAGATTAGTGATGGTAGCAGTAGTACCAGCATTCATGTCCAAGCCACCATTGATGGTGACATTGTTAAACGTGGAAGTACCACTAGAAGCTGTGACGTTACCTGTTACATTACCTGTCAGGTTGCCTGTGACATTACCAGTTACGTTACCAGTTACAGGGCCAACAAGGCTAGTGCCTGTGATAGTCGTACCTGTGATAGCTGCAGGTGATGCAGCACCAATAATTGTACCATCAATGTTACCACCATTTACATCAATACCAGAGAAGGTAGATGTGCCAGTAGAAGTGATGTTACCTGTTACATTGCCTGTTACGTCACCAGTAAGATTACCAGTTACGTTACCTGTGACATTGCCTGTAAGTGGGCCTACGAAGCTAGTAGCAGTAGCTGTAGTGAATGTACCTGTAGTAGCGCTATTAGAACCGATAGTCGTACCATCAATCGTACCTGCGTTAATGTCAGCAGTAGCGATAGTACCTGTAGTAAACGTACCTGCAGCAGGTGTAGCCCCGCCAATTACTGTACCATCAATAGTGCCACCAGAAATAACTACAGAGTCAATGTAACCGATACCATCAATATACAAGTCTTTGAACTCAGCACCTACAGCACCAAGATCAATATCATCATCTGTTACAGGTACAATCTTACCGTCTTGAATACGTACTTGCTCAACAGCAGCGCCAGACACTTCGCTATAAAAGCTGACACGATTGTTAGCTGTATCTACAGTAACTTTGTTCTTACCATCTACATCAGCAATAAGCGGGATGTATGCACCCTCAGTAGAGGAGCCATCATGTTTGTGTCCTACAGAGAAAGAGAAAGCATCTCTAATCGCATTAAACTCTGCGTTGACTGGTGCAGCTTTAATAACTGCATTAGCAATAATGTCTGCTACTGACTGTCTGCTATAGCCTGCCATTTATCTTCTGTCTCCAACTCCGAAGGTCACAACTAAACCTTGAATACTGTGCGATGCGTCTGTGCCATTAGTCACATACTTAAATGATGCTGCTTTACCTGAACCTGAAATGTTAACACTCTGTACTGGCGATGGGTTGCCATCAAATATAGCGGTACTATCGTAAAGAGCTTCGTTATAGTAAGCTGCAGCGCCCTCGGTTGTCAAGGTGTAGTTCGTAGGGCTTAGTGTATTAAAGTCTTCATAATCATATACTACAGACATGATAAGACTGTTATCACCTTCTGAACGCAAGTAAGTGTTTACGTTATAGAATACCTTGCGTTGCTCAGGGTCTTGCATATGAATGTAGGGTGTTTGATACACACTAAAGATATCACCACCGTCAAAGCTATTGCCACGCTCTTGTCTGTGTACCTTGCCGGAACTATCGCCATGAATAACGAACTCATACTGCCCGATGTATCCACTATCAGCACACGTAGCTTCAATGCCTAGCAACTGACCATACTCAAAGGCCAAGCCGCCTTGCCCCAACCTAAAGCCACCGATGATACCCTGAGAGTCAGCAGCCTTAAAGAAATACCTGAACTGTGTCTTCTGTCTGATAACTACAGCGTTCAAGCCTTCAAGGTCGATATCAAATACAATGTCAGTAAAGACGGACTGAATGTCTTTTGATACAGTCTCAAGGTTAACGTCACCAATCTTGTCTGTACCACTAACAGGTCTTAGGCCATCCTGTGAAAGGAAGAGCAAGTCACCGCCGATCTCAATAACACTATCTGTAGCCAAGCAACCAAGATCGTCTGTTACTTCCTGCAGAACAAAGTCAGCAATGTTGTTACCTACAAGCTTACGAATATTGTTGCTACCGAAGATATACAGAGCATCACGGAAAGACTTGATAGCTACAATAGGAAAGCCTACATTAATTACACCTGCACCATTAGCTGGGCTGTAGTCTGTCTCATCATAGGGTGCAGAGAAATGCAAGTTAGTTGGTTCAGATGCGTCACCTGCTAGGAACATATGGTTCTTAAATGCATGACTAATCTTAGGCGCACTAGGTGCATTAGTATCTGTAATCTGGGTGTAGGTTGTACCGTCATACGTAGCTGCAGGGTTTACTGCATCAGTAAGAAGTACTTTAGAGCTACCCCAGTTATACTTAGTAAAGCGAACCTTACTTACAGTCGATACGTCTACGCTGCCCGGAGTAGTAATAGTTACCCATGCAGAGGTGGCGTTGTCCCAATAGTAAAAGTAATCGGTGCTTCCACTATCCCAGCGGGCAGCTAGAATACCATCATTAACATCATTAGCTACGCATACACCAAGTACATCAGCAAAGCCCGGTACAGTACCGTAGTCGTTATCGTAGCCACTAATCTTTCTATAGCCACCAGTAACAGCAGGCTCATAGTTAATCATAGCAATAGCTGAACCGGGGGAAGTCTCACCTTGAGACAACACATCCCGACTTGTGTTCAGGCCACCCTGACAGAAAATCTTAAAGGATGCTAAGTTATCTGCCATTTACTGCTACTCTATTGATAACTGTAGAGCGGATTGCAAGGTCATCATCAAGCAAGACACGGCGCATAGCCTTAATGCCTTCCTCGAAGTTGTTCTGGTGAATAGCTGCACTCTGTTCGTTACTACGGAAGCGCATCATATACATGACAGCACCATCAATAATAACATGATCAAAGCGGCTAGGAATTACTGTAGCGTCATCATACAAGTTCAAGTCACTAGGGCTAGACCAGTACACATACTCTACTTCATACGCTGCATCAGGGACAGGAGTGACACCAAACTTTTCTTCATATGTCTGGTACACATACTTAGGTGGCCCATCGCCTGCTGCATCCCCTGTATCATCGACGCTTCTATAGGTCTGAATGTATTCTTCATAAGAGACAGGCTTCAGTACTGTAGGTTGATTGTCTTTAGACGCAAGCTTCTTAAGGTAGAAAGTATCCCAGTCTACTGTAGCCATATCGCTAGGGAAGTCGTACTGTCTAGTAGCTGCACTAAGTGTCTGTGTGTATGTAGTCTTCAGGAAAGGCCACTCTTGTGCATCCTGAAGGATCATACGAATGCTGCTGTTTACTGCCTCTTTAGCGAGGGCTTGAACGTTACGCACGGAATCAAAGCCATCACCTGCAATATCAAGTGTAACTTCGTTCATACGAACAAGGACTTTGTTTACGAGTGTAACGTAAGTAGTAGCCATTAACGTAACATCTTTCGTGGTTCTAGAAATGTCTTGCGGTGCATATTCTTAAGTGTAACTATGTCATCTATCACAAGACACTCTATGTGAGTGTAGCCATTGTCTACTGCATATTTGTATCTGTTGTTACCTATCATGCAGCGGTACATCTGTTCTACGTGTTCAGGCTGTGGCCTTCTGTCAAACGGATGTGTGTTAGTCTTGAAGCCTTCTTCAGTAGATAGCAAGATAGGGTTTAACATACCCTTCAGTGCTAAAGACTTCTTAAAAGTATTCTTGAAGTTGGTATCATCTAGGTTGTCATTCAAGCTATAGATATCGTCTAGATGTACGATAATACTGTCAGCATACTTATTCTTAGCTTTTAGGACTTTAATACCATCCTGCATCATAGTCATCTTTGTAACGCTTCCTGATCCATTCTTCTTGTTCTTGCGTAAGCGTTATCTTATTATGATTACCGCCTTGCTGCAACCTTATATCAGGAAACTGGCGTTGATACAAGTCTTCTAAGAACTCTTTAACTAAATGCATCTCACTAGTGTCAAAGATGTGTGTGAAGATGCTTTTGTCTTTACCGAAGAAGTTTATCTGAGGCTTGAAGTGTGTCTCTATGTCAGCGTACTTTGCTTTATACTTATCGAACTCCGCAACAAACGTATTAATATCAGGTATCTCTTTAAGCTTCCTGTGATGTAATACTCTGTTAGTATAACCACTAATAAATCGCTTTACAGGATCACGCTTGACTACAATACGATAAGGATTATCTGCTAGCGGTACTTCGTTTGGTTTGTAGTGATGCTTATTGTTACGCTGGACTCTTTCACGTAACTCTGAGTAAACTTCATTGTCAGTAGGATGAAAGTAGCTAGGATGCCTATCATATAAGTCTGGCTCCTTAATGAGAGCGAGATAACCTAGCATTGTGCGTGACCCATTCTTGGGTGCATGGTAATAGGCTATCTGACTATCATTAGAAAAGTAGATCATTTACTGACCCTTATAGTTAGTAGAAAGGGGCCAGCGTGTAGCCAGCCCCTCCTTTGTTGCTATCAGGCAACGTTGTACTTTGCAGTAGTGATAGCTTCGGGTCTCAAAATTTTCCTGCCGTAGAGATGCATACCACGTACAATGTCTGCAAACGAATCAGGGTCACGATAGGACTCAACCTTGTTGATCTGCTCAGCAGTTGCAACAGCAGAGTCATGACCTGCAACGATAACACCGTAGTTGGTGTTCTGGTTAGCAGTACCGCCTGTACCCGCACCAGTACCTACCGATGGGAGGTTGTTGGATACGTATACACGGAAGCCATGCAAGTTGTTGAGAACCAAGCCGTTCATGAGGCCAGTGCCACCGAAGTCAGCATTCAGGACACGAGAATCTTCGTCCTTCAGCATTTCGATGAAGATTGGGTCAAGAACGATCCAGCGACCACGAGAGTCAACATTCTGGATGTCGAGCAGGCGGCCCATACGTGCAATGATCTGCAGAGGGGTAGCTGCAACATCCGACACAGAAGTAGCGCCGGGCAAACGAGGAGCAACAGGGATGGAGTGATCATCAGCACCAGTGGTAGTGATGTTCGTGAAGTCACCCTTGTTCAGCTTGTTAGCTGCAAGCAGTTCGTCAGTACCCGCAGAAGCGTTAGCCTTAGTACCAGAGACAGTAGTGTTAACTGCGTCAGCAACACCGTCCTCAGTCAAGTCACCGCCTGCATAACCTGCGAGGTAGCCAAGAGCTTCTTGGTCCATCTGGTCAGCCAGACGATAGGCTGCACGATCTGTCGCCAAGTTCATGAAGTCGATGTGGCTGTGGGCCTCTTCGATATCATCAAGCTTGAATGCGAAGTAGTTGGCTTTATCGACAACCAGTTGGAAGTCGGTGTCAACCAAGTCCTGAGTAGCAACAGTCGTGCCACGCTGATAAGCGTTGACAGTTACTTCAGGCTCTTTCATGATGCGAACAGTGTCGCCCTGATTTGCGATCTCACCAAAGTAGTCGTTGTTGGTGATTGCATTTACAACAGCAGACTTGCGGAATGCAAGTTGTACCTGCTTGGAATAGATTACTGGCGAAAAGTTGCCGTTAGGCAAGTTGCCGTAACCCGATACGGAAGCGAAAGCCATAGTTAATTTCCTTCTATAGATATGGCTAAAAGTGTAAAGACAGTCATATCCACGAAAGAGGCCAATCGTGGCAGGGTGGTCAGCTTGCTACTCAGTTGGCCTACTTTGTAGCGCTGGGCCTGCACTCATGGGTGAGTCTTTGCGGCTTTGTCTTGGATTAGACA